ATAGAAGAATGGTATCAATGGAAACTGATTATGTCTATATGGATTTGCTGTTTTTTCCTGTAAGACCCTTGCACCTGCAAATACAGTTACATAGGTCTTAGGAACGCTTTTAGAAACCACATTTAACTCTACAGGAGCAACTTCCATCTCAGGTCTTTCCATAATACTTCTAATAGCTTCATTGGCTTTACGCTTGGTCTTGAAACCTTCCTGAGAAAACCGTCCTGTTTGTGGATTAACTAAATAAAATTCTTTTTCGTACTCTCTTTCCCATAACTCAATAATTCTTATCTTCTTACGATGTGCATCCATATTGTACGATTCCATGCTTTTAAAACCGTAATTAGGATCTACATTCTTATATTTGTCGCCTAACTGTATGCCCGTTAAAGATTCTTCACCAATTAAAGACTCTTGTATATCTTCAGCGTTTTTAACATCCCTCAGTGCATCTGGAAACATATCCTTTGCTTTAGAGATAGATAATAGTTTAGTACGAGCTAATCTACCCCACTGTGAACAATCAGGAGTAGTAGCCTCTGGATCCATTAATACATTGGCCCACGACTCTCTTCTGATATTTATCTTACTATCAAAGTATTCGCCTGCTTCTACTGATAGGTCTACCCATCCTCTACCTGTAATTACACCGTCCTTAAACACACGACTAAATACATTATGTAAAGACTGGCTTTTATCTAAGTGATATAAAAGCGAAGTAATTAACTTAGCTTCATTATCATCGTTCATTTCCACGGGTCTGGCACGGTATGATGTTCTGCCTTGCCTTTCAATACCAGTCACTAAGTTCACTTTTGGAAGGATGATGTTGAGCTGAAGGGGAGGACGTCCCTCTGCTCTTAGCTTTGATATATCAGCATTATCCCATTGTCCAGTTCCGTACCCACCCGTATAAAAATACATAGATTCTCTTGCAGATTGCATAAATGTCCTATTGCTGCTCTGCATTGCTTGAAATACTTCGTGTAAATATGATAAATCGCTCATGTACCCATCCAACTTGTTGTGCGTTTAAAGAAACTCGGTGTTTTGTACGAGCTTCTGCGTTTTGGTTTATTTGAACCTTCTACCGCATGAACTAAATATCTAACGCAGTCCATAGCGTGGTCATTCTTTTTCACAGGCTCTTCTGGTGCGCTTTTCTGGCTATGCCCATGCTTTAATTCTTTCCATTTGTAATCCATGATCTCGTCTAAGAGAAATCCCATATTCCTAACATCAAAGAACTTTAACTGACAGTGACCGTTCTTATCGGTTGATAAATAGCGTGCTACCCTGTCAAATCCTGCTCTTTTATCGTTATTGGCTCTCTCCCACTCAATACCATACTCTTCCCACTCATCGGCAATAGAGTAACCGTCCCTCTCTGTTCTATTAATAGACGGGTCGGCAATAAACTCATAGTCCATACCAGTCTCTAACCTATCTTCTACCATCGGTACTATCTCATCTATCCTCATCTCATCTCCATAAACAATGTCATAAACAAAGATATTCTTCTCGTCATCTACCGCTGCAAATAAAATGCAGGTCGGATTTTTATAACCATAGTCGTAAACCACATATCTATTCCACCACTTGGGCATTTCAAAGGGTTTTATCACATGAACCTTTTCGTCAAACATCGGATAAACCAAACCTGCAAAATCATCCCAACTGCAATATACATAGCGATTAACCCACATTTGAGGCATGGAGAGTAAATGTTTGATGTAGTCTGCAGGGAGGTGTGGGTTATCGCTATAAACTCGCACTTCTTCATCTGTCTCAGGAGCAGGGGCATCTGGTGTCCAAGTCCTGGTCTCAATTAATCTATAGTCCCCTTTTGTATTATTTTGCTTTTCTTTATATTGTTTAAACTTTTTCCATACCCAATCATGTCCTGCAGGGTTACAAGTATGAAAACTGCAACGCATTACACCCTTTTTTCTTAATTGACCTGCTGCAGCAATAAATGTACTCTCTGTAATCTCCTCTAACTGGTCAAAGGCATACCAACCTAGATTCATCGATTTAATACGCTGTATCGAGTCCCTAGAGTCATCTAAGGCCATATATACGATCCTAGAACCATTCTTAAAGATGATCTCTCTATCTTGAGACCTGTGCTTGGAAACAAAACCACCTGCTAAGTCCAGAAGTTGAATTAGTGTTGATTTCTTGAACGCATCGAGTACCTTACGTCCCATTAGTCCTAAGTTATTCTCGTAAGCTGCACTTTGTTGGATAGCTTCCATGCACATGGCCTCGGTCTTTCCTGTTCCTAAACTGCCTGCAAGCAAGTGATGCTTGCTCCAACCTGTATATAAATGATATTCCTGCTGATGAGGTAACGGATCGGTCGGAGTTCCATCAGGGAACTTATAGGTTACTAAGATGTCATCATTCATGCTGTGTTCTTGTATAACTCTTTCCAGTTTATTGGCAAACTACCGTCCGTTTCTAATTGAAATATTTTAATTGCCACATCGACAATTTCTTTAGATTCTACTTTATCTAGTCCGTATAACTCTCGCAATATGTCAAGTAAGAAGTCTCTAGGTGACAAATATTGTATATTTCCTTCATTATCAACTGCATAAGGATAATACCTCATTTGACATTCTTGATCATTTTAGCACGGTCTTTTGGAGTAATTCCTGCTACCATGACATTTACTTGCGTGTTATTGTTTTGCATTCTGTCTCTATATTTGTGGGGGTCTAGGGCCTTTAACTGAAAGATACGCTCTGCAGTATTCTTCCCCTCAGAAGCCTGCTCATACGATAACTTTTCAAGACCATCTAGTCTTTCTTGATTAAATGATTTGCGAAGGACATCAACAGCTTGTGCAAACTGGGGGTCGTTCTTCATCGCATACTGGATACTACCATAGTAATACCCCATCTTATTTGCTGCTATGGAAGGAAATCCGTGACAATCTACCATTGTCTTTAAAAAGGCATCTTTCTTATCTTCGGTAAAGCGTACCTTCTTACCTGTGTCGATCTGTAGAGTGTTTAAGAAATTGGCATAGTATTCGTTGTCGTGAAGGTTTTTGACCGCCTTTTTAACAGCAGACTTCTCCATTTCCTTCGTTGATTTTTTTCTGTGTGCGTCCTTCAAATTGGTGTGAATATATATTACAAATATCATTACATAAAAGTTATAATTCTTGTTATTGCGATATTTACAAAAACGATGTTTTGCTGAGAAATATGTACGGGTGACAACATATATACCCCTCGCCTCGCAGATTGTCGGGTATGGGGGGGTGGTGTCCCTCGATAAAGTCGCCGTCCCACCTCGCAACACCTTATAATTATTTAAATCAATTCTATTTCTGCCGTCCCTGTTATATCTATTTATTACTGCATTTACAAGCGATCATATCACATAATACTTTATAGTTTATCCCCTCGGCTTTATTACATTCTATTACATATCATTACAAATATTTCATTGTGAGGCTTACTTTTGTTAGTAAGTTAAGGGAGTCAAATAATCACAAACATATACGCTTGAGGAGGCAGAATATGGAATTAAAAGAAGTAAAACATCAAATAAGTGCGCAATTAGAAATATTGCAGTTATTACAATCTGACATATATAACAATTTAAACGAGGGAGATAGTGTTTACTCTACTCAAGAATGGATTGAGCAACAAGTGAAAGACACTATACACTCACTAATTGATTTAATTAATGTTTCTATTAAGGATATGGACAACGAAACATATAATTTTATTACAGACGCGCTAAATCAATTAACAAATAATTCTTTTAAGGGGGGAAAGTAGGATGAAGGATATAAAAACAACTTATTCAGATATTACCCTTACACAATCCACTAAGTTCAAAATTGCTAGACTTCATGACAATCAATTAGAACTTATTAAACTTCTCGATAGTTTATTAATTCCTGATGCTACCTACAAAGTCAATTCGAACGGGTATCATATACAGAAGTTTTTAAATTGGTTAATATATGGCGGTGATTTACCTTATTCAATATTTCAAATAGGTAATTCAAAACTACCCTTTTTAAGTTTTTCTAATTTACCCGTTATTAATTGTGTTGGTGCGGGTGAATGTCTTAATTATTGTTATAGTCTCAAAGCGTGGAGATATCCCGCAGCATTTTTTAGACAATTACAAAATACAATATTGATGTCTGAATTTCATATTATCGAGCGTGAACTTGAAAAAGTCATTACATCTAATAAGTTTAAAAATGTACCTAAAATAGACTTTAGGCTTTATGTCGATGGAGACTTCAACACCACAGAACATTTAACGAATTGGATGCAATTATTAAAGAATAATCCAAGGGTTAACGCTTACGGCTATTCTAAGTCTTTAAATGTCTTTAAAGATCTCATTAATTCAAAATATGAGTTTCCTTCTAATTATGTACTAAATCTAAGTAATGGCGGAAAGTTTGATTATTTAAAGCCTATACTACAAAAGCAGTCTTTTGTTCGTGGGAATTTTACAGCCGTTAAGGGAACAAAAAAGACTATAAGAAAACAATTCAAAAAGAAGATTTTCATATGTCCAGGACTTTGTGGTTCGTGTACTTCAATTGGTCACGCTTGCGGGAATAATGAAACTTTTAAAGACATCGAAATAGTAATTCCAATTCATTAATAGAGGAGCGTAAAAAATGCAATCAATAACAAATAAATATCTTAAAAGTTTATTTAATTCAATTAGTACTGAATTAATAGAACTAGTGAAACAAGCTGAAAAAATGCCATATACTACTCAAAATAATTACGGGGAGTATCTAAAGCTATTAACAATGTTAAAACCTCAAGTAGGCTTAAATAATGCCGTTCAATTACTAGTAATGGCCAAGGGTAATAAGCAAGGCTTATTAGATGCAAAAAAGATAATTAACAATCAAGGAGCGTAACCAATGAATAACGAATTAAACCTAGATAACAAAACTATTAATAAATTAAAAATTGAAATATTAGCAATAGTTAAAAAAGAAGGTTATGAAGAGACATGGCAAGATATTGAAATCAATAAAAAAACATATGATGTCCATATTATGAATGGTAAAGAATATGAGTTCAGTAAGAACAATTCAATTTATGCTGATATATATAACACGTATCAAAGTAAAAAAGGTAGTTTAAAAACTGACCATTCAAAGTTTACTGAATTAACCAACATTAAACACCCTAACAAAGTAATTCTTTCGGGTAATATGGTAGAAATAGACATAAGCAAGGAGGCTCAAAAATGCAGCTAGAAATCATTTTAATCTGTGGACTGATACTAAGTCTACAACAAATAAGAATCATTGATTTAAAAGAAGATTTAAACCAATGGAGAGAAACTAGTTTATTAAACCAAAGAGAGAGGCAAGTAAAATGAAAATAAATAATGATGAA